ACATTAGTTGGCTTACCACCAGGATTACCAGCTTTTTGTTTACGTCTAACAGCACTAGCTTTTTGACCTTTTGACATAGCTCTTGCCTTTGCTATTGGCACACACTTAGGATAATTTTTTCTTTTTTCACCACCACTACGACCACATTTAGGATATGATCCGTCAGATTTTTTATTGGCAATATCAACCCAGTTGTCTTTTACCCATTTACGTAATCCGTTTTTTGCCATGTTGTTTCCTTATACTATTTTTACCAGTTTTAAAAATAGATGCCACTT